CATTTCAGCTGGTTCATCCATTGGCATTTCAGCTGCCATTTCATCTTCGTCCATATCTTCCATGTCTTCAGATAATTTAGCAGATAACATAGATTGAAGTCTTGGTGTAAAAGCTTCTTCTAATGCTAATTTTGCATTTGCTAATGCTGTTTCTCGTACCGCTTTCGCGTCAGCAATAGCTTCTTTCAATAAATTGTTCATTGATTTTCTCCTCTTAATAAATTTTGTCGGAAATAAGGTTATTAGGAACCTTAATAGATTTGTTATAATAATAATCAGGGACAGTACATTAGAGGTACTGTATATTAGTTTACACATATAAATATAGGTGTGTGTTAGAAAACACTCTATATTTTAATAAAATTTAAGGAGAATGTGGTTTATTCGTTATCTCGAATATCTTGACACTTTTGAAACCATACAGCTTTTTCTTTCTGAACTCTCTTTTCTTGAGATTTTTTTGTATGATATCTTCTTTCTTTAAACTCTTGAAGAGTTCCTGCATCTTTCAATGCTCTTTTCCAAAACCGTAATGCAAATCCAATATCACCAGATTCTTTAATTTTTCCGTTTTTGTCTTTATGCTTTGTAGTAACTACTGCTGCAGCTAAAGCTTCTCCTGGAATATGTGATTGCCAAATTTTATGTTTCTTGTTCATATAACTATTTTATGATTATAACTATTATTAATATAAAGAATATATTTCAATATACCAAATGATTTTTAAGATTTATTTTTTTATTGCCTTTGCAACAGTCTTTCTTCTATTTAATAGATAATCATCAGTTTTATCTTGATCACCATCATTATCTATATCACCATCTTCTTTACCAACTGCATCCATTGCTTCGCTTATCTTATAATACTTGTTCAATGTTCCGCCCATATCTTCATATGCTGATTCTAATCTTTGTTGCAATGTATGAACTTCACCTGCCGTTTTTTCAAATACCTTATAAGCTTCTTTTAACTGTTTCATATGACGACTAGTAGTAACATTATCAAACCAATGTTCTGATTCTTTTAATGTAAGAGCTTCTGCAATTCTTACTATTTCACTTAATTGTTCTGTAATTTCTCTTAATGAAGAATTTCTATATATAGACTCTCCTAATGAATGATAATTACCAACTGCTTCTGTAAATGAACGTTTTTGTTCTTTAGATATTGTTGTGTCCTGATCGTCTTGTCCAAAATTTTCATTTATTAAAGATCTTAATAGTTTTGTTTCAAATTTATTTTTTGCCATTACAGTTTCCCTTTTTGTCTTTCTAAATATTTTTGAAGATCTTCTAATGATTTTACAGCTCCCATTATATATCTAGCTATTTGTTTTTCTGCTGTTTCATATTGATAATCGCCAGTCTCTTCACTTTTCTGTTCTACTGTAGTTCCTAACTCTTGATGAAAATCTTCTACACTAGTTAATAACTCATTTATTTGATCAGAAAAATATTCTATATCCATTTTTTCTGATTCTTGACCTGTTGCACCTGAAGTATCAAATGTAGCTGCTCTTTCTGCATCTGTTCTCATTCTAGGAAAAGCTCTAACATCAGGTGCTTCATTTAATTTATCAAAGTAATCTGTTTTTCTACCTTCGAATAATTGTTTAAATTTATTTCCTAAGTTCATATTATTACCCTAATTTTTCTGCAGGTATATTACCACCCGTATCTGGTCCTTTTGGTATAGCACCTAATTTTTCTGGTGTTCCCATCTTGCTTCTAGTTGATGATAATTTACTAATACCTTTTTCTAAAGGTTTATATGTTGAGCCTGTTCCTTGTTCGCCTTTTTTATTAGACGGACCTAATGATGATTTTAAGTTTTCTAGTGCCATTTTAAAAGTCCTTTATTATATCAGTTATTATTTTATTTACTTTTTGATATTTATCAACTTTGAGTTGTTTACCTTCATTTACAGGAGATAAAAATGCTCCATGTGTTGATGGATTTGAAACAAAATCAAATGCAATTAATTCAAAATCTGGTTGTACTTCTAATGTTCCATCTCCTTCTCCAAACACTTCTTTAACAGATCCCATACCTCTAGATGAAATTCCTAATCTAATTCCTGATTTGAAAAGTTCTTTTAATATATTACCAGATGGTGTACCTAATACTTCAACAGTACCAACTAAATCATCACCTTTCCAGTTCATATCTAAAACATTATGAGATACATTATTTAAATTTACTACTGATGAATCTGGATGATCTAATTCACCTAAAGCTCTTTTTTCAGCAATAAAAGATGCAGCATATTTTTTAGCTTCTCTCATTAAAGTTTCTTTTGGATAAACTCTGCCATTTTGATTTTTAGCTTCTGCTCTTTGAAGTACACCACTAACTATTAAACGACCATTATTTTCTTTTAAAGATTCGTTAATTGCTTGAGGTGTTATTTCAAATGTTGTATATTCAACTAATAATTGTTTTGATGACATAATTTATCCCTTTAATTTATTTATCTCTTACTTGGTAATGATGTATAAGGAGCTTCATATCCATAGAATGTTTGTCCACCTTCATCTCCAAAGAATGTATCATTTCCGTCTATAGCGTTCACATAAGAACCTGTAGTTGTAATTGCTTTACCATTAATAGTATCACCTAAAGTAGCACTAATTGTTCCTGATGCAATTAATCCTGCTCCTGCTACTCCAAAGTTTAATGAACCGCCTGTTACTCCTCCATCATAAGATGCAGTTACTACAACATCATATCCTGTAGTTGAAACACTTCCTAAATCGGCCATATGTGAACCAGTTACAATTGCTAATAATACTTTCTTTCTAGTTGATACATGACCATGAGAATAATCTTCACCAGTAGTTAATGCATGATGAGACATTGCTGTAACAGCATCAAATTGTGCACCAGTTGCATTAGAACCAGTATAATTACTTGTTAATCCTGGAACCCATGTAAATGTACTTGTCGCATTTGTTAATCCAGTAATAAATTGTGTTGATCCACCATCAGTTGCATTTGCTGCATTTGTTGATCCTGCATCTTGTTGACCTTCTAATAACATTGGATCATACCATTGCATTTTATTTTGTTCCTGAATAAACTTTTGTTTACAGGCATGTATACCTTTTGATTCTTTTAATGCTTTATTTACTGGGTCGCGCATAAAGTCTTGCCATGTTTGAAAATATTTCATTTTTCTTTCCTCTCTTGTTTTTAGTAGCACCGTATTGGTGGATGATCTACTTTTGTTATTATTGTGATAATTCTTTTAATCGATTTGATATTCTTACAATTCGTTCATTTATTTTTGCAAATCTATTTCCTGTTGATTTCCAAAAATGAGATGAATCGACTCCCATCTCTAATTTTAACTTTAAGTTATTATTTACTATACGTTCCATCTCACCTAACATTTTATTAACTTGAGATATTCCTCTGTTAACTTTTTGTGATGGAGTAGAAGTTGGATCTTTTTTAAAATCTCTATAT